GCGTGATCCTTGCCCAGTCGAAGGAGACAAGGCATACTCGGCAGCTCAGTTCGCTCCGATGATTAAGCGGGTAACCGCTGGGTTGGGCTCCACGCTTCACAACGAGCGTCTTGGAGTTACGAGGCATTTCGCAAAGGAGACGTGCCTGCCCCCACCCTCGGCTAAGATCCGCAACACCGAGACGTTGGTGATGCTTGCCTTCATGGATGAGATGAACGCTGCTTTCAAGCGGCATTTAGCTGATCCCACCACGGAGCATCCCGTCGTTACCTTCCCTAAGAAATGGGGGGAAGTGACGACTCAAGTCGCGGAAGAAGGTGCAAACTTTCCCAGAAAATTCAAGATGTCTGGGTTTGTTAAGACCCGGGAATTAGGCTTGGCCCCTTCCAAAAGGCCTCGCCTCGTGGCGACCCCAGGTACTACGGAGTGTGCGGCTCACGTACCTGTAATAGGCGTCGCCGAGCAGCTGTTCAAAGCTGTGTTCGGCCGTTGGGGCTTCAAGGGCCTCGACAATGCGGCAAGAGACCGCAAAATCGCAGCGGTAGCAAACCGCGCCTACAAGGAGAGGGTGGTCAGTGCGGACTTTAGTGCGATGGACAGCTCGTGGACCTTCCATGAGAAGTTCCTGCTCGAGAAGTTGCTGCGCGAATCCATCCTGGCAGTGCTGGACGCGATGCCCATTTCCCACTTCATAGTGGACCCGGCAATCACGTTAACCGAGGACGAAACCGAAAGCATCCGCATGGAGCTGAAGGAACTCGTGTTGACGCTAGACTGGGAGGGCTTGATCCTCTTCTCGGGGGAGAGAGGAACCAGCATACTGAACCGCATTCTGGTTCTCGTCATTTATGCGTGTGAGTTGATCTTGGCCGACGGACAGGATGCGTTGGTTGAGAACGACAAGCCGGAGGACCTGGTGGCGCGTTTCGGTCTCACGGAGTCCACTACGGCAGGCGGGATTCAGCTCGCCGAGTGGCTCGCGGACGCGCAACGCTACCGCCTCACGGAGAAGGCACGCGCAGCCCTGGCCGAGTTCATCAAGGCAGGGCTCACGACGACGACGGATGCGGAGGCAGCGGAGCTGCCAGTCAACGTAGGCGACGGAGACGACGTTGCGATGTCGTGCGTTTGGTTCACAAGGCGCCACTGCATTGAGCGGTGGGCGCTCTACGGGAAAACTATAGTTCCGAAGATCGCACGCGGAGCCGTAGAAGTTCTTTCACGATATGTCAGGACCGCCAGGGGCGGATCGATATTCTACGCGCTGTCAAAGGCTGGACGCAACTTGGAGCGTACAATCGTCAGCACGGTACCTTCGTTTGTCCTTAAGGAGGGCGAGCAAGGACCGGTTCTGCCAATCAACGTTCAGGCAGAATACGCGACAATGACGCTCAGGCGGGCTGCAGAATGCCGCCAGATGCCGTTCATTAGGTGGTTCATTTTCCACGCGGGGCAAGCCTACGCGCTGAGGGCCATCAAGGGCGGCATGGACAAGCAGGTGGTAAGCCAGGATGAGTTGCGTCTCGACCCAGAGATGAACTCCTCCCTTGGCTCACTCACCGAGCTAATGGCGGAAGTACGGGCGGAATTGGACAATGCCGACGTGAGCGGCAACGTGATGCATGAATGGCTCCTCTTCGAGAACGGAGAGGACTGGGTCGACGTGGATGGACAGGGAGTTCCCAAATGGCCGGTCCGCAGGGGCAAGGCTCAGGATGCCGTGGCGAAACACCGCGGCGAGATGTGGGAAGCTCTGGACACTGCTGCGCGCGAACGAGGATTCGACCCGGATCACCCGCTTCACGACAACGCCGAGACGTATCTGCGGGCCATCAATATGCCCGCAGAATTGGCGAAACAGGGGATGCTGGATCTGCTCCAGGGGGAGCTTTCCGTGCCTCCGACGGACACGGGGAAGGGCGTTCAACTCAACCCACCCCGTGCTGAAGTGCTACGTCATCCCGACGCGTCAGTTGGTCCCCAGGTCGTCCGGGGAAGCAGCTCTGCTGTACCAACTGTTACACCCGCGTTACCTGCTGCGCTCCGCGTCAAGGTCGAGAACAAAGACTTGGCGATGGATAAGGTGTGTTACGAGGGAGTGTCCACTGGTCTCCACAAAGGCAAGCCCCCTGGTCCATGGAAGGACGAGGATGCCTGGTGGCGACATGGCCACGTCTGTGCGTTCCCGCTGCGACATGATGGGGATGGGGAAGACCCACTCATTCCATGCGGGACAGAGTACACCCACGTACATAGAGGGGGCCACCGCGCCCACCAACAACTCAGGGGAAGCTGTCCAAACCCCAAATGCACGGCGCACGAAATGAACGCGATGTGCAAGGACGGAACCCGGGTTATTAGCGGCAGATGGTGTAGCGAAAGCGAGCGTCAGGTGTTCCCGGCGCCTGATGCCCAGCCAAGGCCGGACGGTAAATCCCACAAGGGCAATCGCTCAAAGGGTACGTCTGACGCCCAGGACGAACGGGCCACTACCCTCCCTGTGGCGGGGGAGGGGAAGACGGTTGGGGAGGCTGAGGTGCCTCCGAAGGGCCAG